AAGAGAGCTTGTTTCGCCTTACGAGCGACGAAGGGAAGGACATGCTTCACCAAAGCTTTCTTTGCTTCGCGCTTGATAGCGCCGCGCACTTTTTCAGTGGTGTCCTTATGGCTGCTCGGCAGGTTTTGCTGAACATGGTTAATTGCAGTTTGCAATTGAACATTCATAACTGGCTGGGCCTTAGCAAGTTGAGCTATTGGAGAATCCTCCTTTGGGACGTACTCATAATTGAGAACAATCTCAACAAAAAAGCAAGTAGTATTAGCTGGGAGCCCAGAAGCATAAAAGTATACATTCTCCCAGTTTGCCTCCTGAGCAGTAGCCGTGGCATAAGTCGCCACATCTCCAAAGTCATAAGCGTTAGCGTTGAGAGGGTGAGCCGTAGCATGGTACTCAGCTCCATGACTATTCGAATGAGTATCCCAAGAAACAAAGTTTTGGGGAACCATCGTAGTAGTCGAGCCAAGAACGGGAGGGCCACCCTTAGCAATAACGATGTAACCTTTAGAGTCCGTCGCACTAAGACTATTAACAATGCGGAATCCGGCAGACGTTGGACGATATTGCTGACCGTATGTGTTAATAAGGTTAGTGCTATAATTCCCGGAGTAAGTCGCTGGCCACGTCATAACATTAGACGCGGACGATGAAGAGACAACATACACGTAATTTGGTTTCAAGCTAATGGAGATACAATACGTTCCATTAACATCAGATACGGCAGTAGTCGCAACTCTTTGTTGGAAAGTCAGGGAACGCCCCGCACCTTGGTCAGGATAACGAGCTTCGGAGGCGTCTGAACTAAAAGGGTCTGTTAGCCCCAAAAGAATCCTCTCATGCTCCTCGTCGAGACCAAGGTTAGCAACGTTTTGTCTAAGCTTTCGAACGCCAGTTCTAGCGATTTTCTTAGCAGCTTTCTTGGCAAGCTGCTTTACTTTTGGTTTACATTCTTCGTAAACGGGGCGATGAACGCTTTCACCGCTCTCGAAAAGATATCTATCTATATACATTTTCACCTCCGGTCGGACCACGAAGGTTTTCTCAACTAGTTGGTCATACATGGGATGACTACGATACTCGGCAAAGAAACCGGAGACTGTCTCATAGTTAATATCGAGCAACATATGATAAAGCCCCTTTTCTATGCGCTTGGAATAGGCCGATGCACCAGAAACCCATACGTGACTGCAAAGGCCTAAAACATTAGACTTTTCAACATCACGCAAGGGCAACCCAAGAACCTCATAGGCCTCTTCAGTGTGAAGGAGAGCTGGCTCCTCACAATCGTCGCCGACACTAGTAAGCGGATAGTCTTTAATGACTTCATTTTCAATACAAAGGGAAACTAGGGAGGCTGCAACGGCCCTAATACTACGAATTGCTGTATTAGAGTCAGAGGTGTCCCATCGACCACTCGGCTGCCAACTAGTTCTGTTGTGACACCATATGTCACCCCTAACATTGAAGAGTTTTCTAAAATATGACCGCTCTAGCTGTTTAGCCATTTCAGAGCGCTTTTCACCAAAACCACTTGCACGACCACGGAGCTCAGCAGCTTTAATGGCCTCGTATTCGCAAACGGTAGTGTCAAATTTTGGGACGTCTGATTTAATACATGCATCCCTATGTTTCATGGTGAGAACCATCGAGTGGTATTTGTCAAAACCAATACCAATCCCAGAATATGACTCATACAAATTGTCCTTGAGTGCCTGCGATGCATGCCGGAAAAGCATAGCACTGCAAAACGTACTAACCAAACCTGGAGCAGTTATGAGACGCCCATACTGCTTTGAGGTTTTGATTGGCTCCTCTTTAATGCTGATATTGATAAAATCGGACAGAAAACACTGATGGAACTCAAGGGGCGTATCACAATACTTTCCTAGAGTGACAAGAAGCATCATTCTGTACATGGTGGCTTCTATCAAATCGAGCATAAGAACGGTATCATCAAAAATCTGCCCTTTCTTTGGGGCAAAGAGAGTTGATGGGAACCCAGAACTTTTTGATGGGTCAAGATCGATCAAGACATCGATAAAATCCTCGACAGTAAAAGTATCGGAACTACGTGGTACTTCCGGATACGAGTCGAGTAAAACTTCGACGGCCTGATCAATGGCCTCACAAAGGAGGGCGTCAGGGTTGATGCCGTTATCGGCACTCTCCCTAATAGCCCCTAAAACATGTAATTTATCACGCTCAGGCATTTTATAAGCCAAAAGCTCAGGGACAGCCTCTGTGACAACTGATGGCAGCTGCTTTGGAAAGGAGTCCTTCGAAAACGTCTTGACGAACCCAACAAGCTCAATATCACAATCCGACAAGACGTTGACAATTTTGGTGTTAAATCTTCCGTAATAGAAAAACCGGTTTTTCGACAACGCCGCTGAGATTAAGGCAGCGGCCTTGTCTAAAAATCCGATTTGTCTGAAACACTTTCTTTCAACTCTTCAATTTTTGCTTGCAACTTGGCTACTTCTTCATTATACTTCTGTAGGAGCAGCTCAGTTCTAGCTAGTTCACGTCTACTAGCCTCACGCCTAGCACGTTCCTGCTGTAGGTAGGCATGTTTCTTTGCAAGCAGCTTGCGCTTTTTATTCAGAGTGTGGAAAGTCCACAACTTTGCAGGATACAACTTCTTCTCATCGTCGGTCAATGTGACGATTTGAGTTAACATTGTACCCTGATCCTCAAAATTCTTGATGTCGGCCTGCAAATCCGCAATGTCTTTCTCTAATTTCATTGCAGCTAAGTCCTTCTTTCCAGTCGTAGCAACACTAATTGTTGCTGTAACGTCAGGTTTTGGAAGGCTTTTAATTTGTTTGGCGGTCATCGTTGGTTCTGGTACTGTGGTTGGGTCGATCCAGGTAGTTTCACGCGACTCCCGGTGGTACCAATAAGGAGGCATACCAGGTTTTTCAACCTTGCGCCAGATTGGTTTCTCCTTCACCAAAGGTGGGGGAGGTGGTGGGATGTCACTGTCGTCCGAATCGTTATCAGAACCATCACCAACAACTTGAGGGGTAAAACGAGTTAGGGCTGGAGGAGACACAAGGTCGTCCTCCGGAACCTTTGACTCTTCACCACTTTCTTGACGCGCAACAGGAGGATTAAGATCAACGGAGGCGACCGTCGACGCTAAAACAACGATCTCAGCAGGCTCCTCTTTCTTCTTGTTCTTGTTCTTCCCATGCGTATCATAGAGGTATCTTGGCGTATTCTTGACATTGCGCCCATACGAGTCATGGGAATACCCACTATCGCTACTGGACTCATTGTCAATAGCAAAATCCTCTTGGCCATAATCATACTCATACTGATCATACTCATTCTCGATGGAGTAGTCAGAGCGCAAGTCTTCATACTGGGCCTCAATGTCATCGAAACGCTTCTCAATTCTCTTTCTAGCATCTGACTCCTGCTCGACCCCTGAATTTGTGTAGCGAAATTTCGGCTTACACAAACTCACATTAAGGGGGACAAGAGATGGCGCAGTGGCTGACGATGCAACGACTGTAGCAACACCAACAGTTCCCTCCTGCTGTGTTCCCACGTATATGGCAACAACTCGGCCAAGTTGAAAGATTGGGGTCCCAGAAAACCCGGGACCCATTCCAACAAGAGAATTGTCAAAGAATATATGGTTCGAATAGTGCAAAAACTCAGGCATGAAACTGATCCTACGCCCAAAAACTTCAACGCTGCAGGGGACTCCGCCAACAACGGGTCCAGTTTCATACTTGGTCTTCTGACAATTTGACAAGATGGTTAAGTCCCACATCTTGGAGACTAAACGATAAGCCCCGACGTATGGCTTGTCGTCCACCAAAAGCTCGACTACTGTTTCGGTTGGTGGTACGTCTGATAAGACATGCCACGCCGTAACAAGTCCGAGATCTGTGGACACTCCACGTCCGAGCAATCTACCACTAACGTCCTCCAATTTATGAACGTTAATGTCTTCGCAGTACTCGCCACTATACTCTTTTAACACTTGATTCTTACGCAAACTGGCATCACCAATATGCGCGTTAAGAAACTGGTCATCAATGTCCGTCTTACACTGAATGACTCTGTTTCTGGTGTTGCGCATAGCCTTGCGCAAAACACCTACATTTTCATTTCTGTTTTTCACCAATTCTGATAACAAAAATTCTCGATTCATTGT